GTTGCCGTCCTGGCTGCCGCGGCTGAAGAACTGATCGAAGGCGCTGCCCTCAGACGACTGTGTACTGGACCAGTAGTAACTATCGGTCTCAAAGGCCTCGGCATTGCCTTCCTGGAAAGCCTCAGCGGTGGTCTGCACGGGGCTGGCTTCGGTGTAGGGATAACCCGCAGGGATGCTGCTGGCGTTGTCACCATCACGGAAGCTGCAATAGTTTTCCTGGGTAGTCGGCTTGAGGTAGCGATAGCCCATTTCCAGTACATCGCGCGCCGGGACGCACCAGTCGGAATGACCGCCAATGGTTGCAGCCAGGGCCTTCTGAGCAATGGGGCTGCCAGCTTCGGCCAGGGCCTTGGTATTGGCTATGCTGTCAAAGCAGCTTGTGGCGCCAGGCACGTTGGTATATTTTTTGAGCCACTTGCCGGTGATTTCTCCCTCGGCCTTGGGCGCCCAAACGATGGCGAAGATGGCGATACCAATGCGGATTTTGCCGCCGTAGAAGCCTCCTTCGAAAGGTGTGCCGAGGGTTTCAGGAACTTGGATTTCAGGTGTTTTAGGTGAGTTCATGGTTTTCTTTCAGTGGTTGGAAGTGGTGGTGGTGCTCAAAATGGACCGTCGTCGTCCTGATCAATCCGGCTTGTCAAACGTGGCGCCGAAGGAACTTCATAGGCCTGCACCGGCTTGGCGCGCAGGTATCCGGCCAACTTGGTAGCGGTGTCCTCAGTCAACACCGTCATGCCGTAAATGGCTCCCTGGGTGAAGAAACGGGTGTAAGTGGGCTCGGATTCCACGGCCGGCACATCAATGCGGATGAAGTGCACGCCGCCGATGGTTTGCTCGGTCAACTTTCCGGCCAGGCGTTGGTGCCCGAAAAGTTCCAGCAGGCCCCATGCCTCGAATTGATCTGATGATTGCTCGCTCATTTTTTGCTTTCGTAGTTGAGAATGGTTTGGTGGTCAGCCGGTGAAATGCTTGTTGTGGATCCGCTCCAGCACATCGATCTGCTTTTCGGTCAGACTGGTGGTGTTCTTGCCGTCATTGGTCTGCTTGACGATGCTGGCTACAAACTTTCCCTCCCAGTCGGACAAGTCTTTGGTGTCAAGCAGTCCTGAGACGCGCTGCACTTGGATGTTGAGAGAGGCCATAGTCAGGCTGCTAGCAGTTGCTCCGCGCGGTCCTTGATGGCGAAGTAAACCGTCATGCAGGCCTGCACATCGGCCATGGCGCTGTGGGCGTTTTCGATGTCCTTGACGGTGAAGTACCGGTAGGCTTCACCCAGATTCGCGCTCTTGTAGTGAAAGCGACCGACCGCCTTCATCTTGTCGGTGGGCGGTAACTTGCAGATGGGTGTGGCCAGCAACTGGGTGCATTCAGCCTTTCCAGCTTTCCACACGGTCAATTCACTTTCGGATTTCCCAAAACGCGACTGGGCGATGCGGATGAGTCGTGCGTCAAACGATTCGTTGTGACCCACGCGCAGGCGCTGGCTCCACAATGCAAGGAACATATCGAGCGCCATTTCCTCGGGAATTCCGACGTCCAGGGCGTGCGCGGTGGTGATGCCGTGAATCGCTGCTACTTCGTCGGGAATAGTCCATTCGTTTGGCTTCACGATCACATCCATGCTGGCGATGGTCTTGCGGGCGTCAAGGTCCACCAGACAGGCGGCGAGTTGCACGATGTGGGGCTGGCCTGGGTGTTCGGAGGGCTCCTTGAATAAGGGCAGGCCGGTCGTCTCCGTGTCGTAAAAAAGTGCTGTTTTCATAGTTGAAGTGGTGATTGTGAAAGTTGGTTAAGCGGCCGCGCGCGCTGACATGGTGCGTTTCTGGAACACCCGCACGCCGGGCAGCTCGGTGTTGAGCCCGAGCCCGCGCACATAGGCTCGCAGCTTGACTGAATCTTCCATGACCAGGTTGATCAGGGCCGGGTTGGCTGCGATGTGGCGCACTAAGGAGATCAGGCTCGTCACTTCGTAGTCGACGACGACCTTGATGCTGGTGCCGGCGGCCTTGGCGCTGCTGATATTGGTCACGGCGGCGCTGATCACGGCGGTTTCAATGCACAGGGCGGCGGCCGCTTCGGCGCTGCGGGTCTGGGCCTCGATGTCGCGCTCCTGCGCTTGCTGGGCTTCCAGCAAGGAGGCCTGGCGTGAGGCGTCTGCGGCGCGGTTGGCTTCCTCCTGGGCTGCCTTGTTGCCGGCGGCGGCAGCCTCGGCGGCTACCTGGGCAAGCCGGTCTTGTTCCACCTTGGCGGCGGCAGCCACTGCGGCGGCCTTGTCGGCAATGAGCTTGCGCTCGGCGGCGGCGGCTAACTCCACTTGGCGCGCGGCCTCGGCAATGCGCGCGCGCTCGGCGGCGGCAACGGCCTCGGCAATGCGGCGTTCTTCAGCGGCCAGACGCTCCTGTTCTTCGCTGTAAGTCAGCATCGAACTCTTGACCGCGTTCTCGGCCGCCTTGAGGGTGGCCATGGGGCCGCGGAACAGATCGTTGATAGCGGTAAGCGCTTTGTTCATCGGGCCGGTGATGCCGGTGCGCTTGCCTTCCAGCACTAGGATGCGGCCCTTGATCGATTGCAGTTCCTCACCGGCCAGTTGGTAGTCGTCCTGGGTGGTGATGACAAACGACTGGGCCATGCGCAGGGCAGATTCCGCGCCCCGGTTCATGACCGACATATCGGGCACGGCCAGGGCCTTGATTTCAGTCAGCACGCTGGGTGCTTCTTGGGTGGTTGCAGTATTCATAGTGAGTAACGCTCCTTAAATCGCTGAACAGTCAGCAGTGATAAAAAAACGGAGAAATCGGACGGGTCTTTGAACTCCCACAACTTGTAATTGCCGTCCGGGAACAGTTGCAGGGCGCCGCGCCGGGCGTTGGTATTCCCAGTGAGGGATTGGTCCTTGAACATTTCCGAGTAGGCGGCGGTCTGGATGCCCACAATCGGGCTCATGGCCACGGTGCTTTTCAGGTCGATGTCCCAGAGCTCACCGCGCAGCGCATAGCGCCGGTCGATGGTTCCGGCGTAGCGATGTTTCGAGTGATAGAGTTGCCGCTCGTTGAAAATCACGACCGGTTGCTTCTCGGCCATGAACTTCTTGTAGCCGACCAGGTAACCCGAGATCGGGACCAGCGCGGCGCGGCCGTCTTCGCTTTCTTCGTCCAGGTCGTCGTCGTCGAGCAACTCACAAGCCCGGTGTATCGCGGTACCGAGCTCCGCCTTGACCGCCAGCACCTGGGGCGGTATGCCGGCAAAGGAATAGAGCGGCTTGAGCACCTGGGTGACACTGGGTACCCGCACGCCGTCAAGCGTGTAGCTGTGCGTCGGTCCGTCAAACGTCAACATGATCAGGCACCAAGGGAAAGCAGCTCGACCTTGATGGTGTCGAACTGCTCAAGGTTCAGGGCTTCCAGCGATTGCGAGCCGATCCGGGCCAGCATGGCGGCCACTGCCGTATCGGGCAACTCAAGCGCCTTGATCTTGGTGTTGAGGTACTTGACCTGGTTGGCGCTGATGATGGTTGCGTCCGTTGGTTTGGCCTTGGGTACTGCAATCTTTCCAGTGGCCTGGTCCACTGGGCCGGTGGGGGACTGCGCTGCTTCCTTGACCACTGGATCCTTGATCACCGCATCCTCGGAGGCGGCCTTGGCGGCGGCTTCCGACTTGCTTTGCGGTGACTTCACGGCAGGAGCGGATGGCACCGGGTCTGCGGCATAGCTGCCGTCTGGTTGCCGAGTGACGGTGATGATGTCGGCGGTTTCTTCGACGCTTGGCAAGCCCATCAACAATTCGGGCGCATAGATACGGCCAAAGAAGGCGGCCGAGCGGTAGCGCAGCATCAGGTCGGGCATGGACTGCCACTTGCTGCCGTTCTTGCCGTACCAGCCTTCATTGACCGCCATTTCCATTGTGACTTTGGGAGATTCAAGCCGGGTATTGGTCGCAAGCTCAACCGCCCAGGCGATGCAACTTGCATTGCGCACGCGCACCTTGGTAACGACAGCTTTCTTCTTGTTGTTTTCCCACTCAAACGTGGTGTAGCTGGCGTCAATCTCTTCGCCTAGCACGATGTCAAAGCGTAGCGGCGAGTAGCGGCCGCATGAGTTGATGGCCGCAATAATGAACTGCGATGACCAGGACGGGTGACCTTCGATCACGTAGAGGTTCTGCATGATCATCAGCGGGTCGGCATTCATACGCTGAGCCATGTTGAGGGCGATCATGCAATTTGGGATGGCGGACGGGTTGTCCTCGTAGGTGGCGCGTTCGCCAAAACCTTTCTGGATCACCGCGCGGTAGCTGGTGGGAACCATGCTGGACAACGAAAACATCTTCGCGGTGCGCTGCATGAATTCGTAGCTTTGTAGGTTGCCAAAGCCCATGGTGACGAGGGCGGTTTTTTCTGTGGTTTCAATTTCGTTGTTCATATTTCACTTTCGGTTGGTTGATAAATTAACTTTTGTGCCGTACCCAGAGGTATCCGGCAAAGCCGCACAGCACCGCCAGGCTGGCCAGCGCTATTACGGTGACCACGGTCCAATACCCGAGGCGGTGCAACAGTTCGGCCGTGGTCGGCTCCATTGCGGGAAGTTGCGGCACTGGATGGCTCCGTAGCCCAAATCGAGTACCGCTGCGTTTGGGCCACAGATCTCGCGCGCGGCCTTTTCAAATCGCACCTGCGCTTGTTGTTGGGCGATGGCATCGGCTACAGCGGGGGAGTGATCGTCGAGCGCGGGCCCGATATAGGCCAGCGTTGCGGCAAAACCCGCTATTGCCAGCACGTAGCCCGTCCAACGGCCAGCGGTGCTCATGGTGCACCTGCCTTGCTTTCCCAATTGATCTGCTCGCGCATGGCCAGCTTCAAATCGTGTGCCTGAGCTTTCTCGGCCTTGTTGCGGTTGGCTGCAATGTCGTGCCGGGGATCAAAGCCACAAATAGCTGCGGCAAAGGCATTCATAACCGCTTGGTGCGGCGTGTAGTGCATTCCCCGTGGTTTCCTGTGCGTTGTGTGTGCCATGCTCACTCCAGTTGATTTGTGGACATGAGCGAATAATAGCAATACTATTTTGCGGTGTCAATAGCAAAGCTAGTATTTATTTCAAAAAAGCGTAAAATATTTTGCAAACCTAGGGTTATCCCTAGGCAACCCCTAGTATTTCAGGCAACAAAAACCGCCTCAAGGGCGGTTGGAAGGAGTGAGATTTGAAGAACTATGAACGGGCCGGGACCAATGCCCCGACCCGCCATAGAAAGGTGAAGGGCTACACGATCAGTAACAACAAAACCAATGCTCTTGCGAGTTTGGCCAGTTGCGCTGCCGTGATCTTCACCACCAGAGTGAACTCGATCATGGATTGCTCCGTGGCGAGCGAGCCCTGGGGCCCCAAGGCCCGCGTGAACGGGCTTTGGTTGGTGGTTACGAAGGTAGCCTGTGCGCTTCCACGCTACAGACGCCGACTTGGCCACCTACCGCGAGGTCGCGACTCTCGCGGCGCTTTCCCTGCCGCCCACTTGCAAGTGTTCGCGCATGACGCTGCGCAACGCGGTGACGGCAGGGGATGCGAAGGCTTTGACGCAGTTAGTCGTTTAACGAACCATTAAGGAACGAGATGGAAACGTCATCAGAAGATAATCGGCTCTTGCAAGCGATAGCTTCCGCTCGAATCCCGACACACACTGAGATCGAAGATCAAATTCGCGAGGTAATGCGTCGCGCAGAAGCTCGGCGGCGAAGTTTGTCAGCACCGAAGCGGCTTTGGCTACGGATTCGTGACGCAATTGATCTTGTTGTGCTGGGGTCATACAAACCTCTATCTAAAAAGGCCTAGATTTCAAATGAAAATCAAAAAACAGCAGCGGGCAAGTGAATCTTGCCCTACAGAGTCAACTGAGGCCGCGGCGCTTGCGGAAAGCTTTGGCGTCAGCAATCTTGGCGGGGTCCGTGAGATCGTGAAGTTGCTTCTCCAGAGATTTCACCTTTACCTCCAACTCGGCAATTCTCAACTTGAGAATCGCGTTCTCCTTCTCAAGAGCCTGAATCTTGGGGAGCGGTTTTGTCAATTGGACCTGCGGGTCCAGGCGCTTCGCGGGTGGCATGTCGTATTTCCTCCTGGTGGTGACGGGAAAAAGTAGCCTCACCGGCAAACGTAGCGCCCATCTGACGTGTAGCCACATTGCTGGCCGTAGGTGGGTTGTTTGGGTTGTGGCGCCTGGTAGTAAGGCTGATCTTCCTTGGGTGTTCTGGTGCCCTCTTGCCCGGTGTATGGGTTGACATTGCCCTTGGTGCCGTAGTTGTCGCGCTCGGTGTTGTTTGGAGCGCTTCGGTAGTGGCCCTCGACGTAAGTGCCGTCCTTGGTGACGTAGGGCGAAACATAGACTTGCGCCCATGCTGACATTGCAAATAGCACCGCGAAAAACGCAACGATTGACTTCATTATTTTCTCCTGTTTGCCCGCAAGTGGCGCTGTGGGCTCGCGCTTATCCATATCATTTTCCGCAGTGGCCCACTGGCCTGCTGCCGCACATTCCAACAACTCTCGCCCGGCTGTCTCTAAAACTTTTCAGGCAATAAACATTCACGCCGAACAAGCTAAGCTGCACGGGGCTTACGGGGACGCTTGGGCACTTTCTGTTTTATTGGTGGTGACTCCCTTGCTTTGGCGAACGCGTGTGCTGTTCCTTCTAGGATGTCGCGCTGAGCTTTTGGGATGTTTGCGTATTGCTCTGGGCTAACAGTCTGAAATGGCCACGGATCTCCTGGTTCGGACTTGGCCATAGAAAACCTTGATGTTTCTTCAATCCAATCGGCCAACGACGGGCTGAACTCACGCACGGGAATTTTGAGAGCGGTCGCAAACTTTTTCGCCACATTCACATTTAAAGGCGTTTCCCCCGACAGATATTGCCAGACCATTCCCTGCGAGCCTATGCCGTGCTCTTTCCCAAATGATGCCTGGGTGAATCCGTCGCGCACTTTCGCGGCCTCAAAGAGAAGTTTTAACCTCGCTGAATCGGTGTCCTTATCCATACCAGCCATGCTAGTAAAATAAAAAAGAGGGTTGCTATTGACACGCATGAATAGGACGGCTATTATTTATGCATGGAATTAACCAAATACCTCGAAAAATCCAGTCAAACAAGCTTTGCGGAACTTCTTGGCGTTAGTCAAGGGGCTGTCTGGCAATGGGCAAGCGGTAAGACCCCGCCATCCCCAGAAAAAGCGCTTGCAATTGAGCGCGCCACCAATGGCGAAGTCACTCGCCGCGAGCTTCGCCCCGACGACTTCTGGCGCATCTGGCCCGATCTCGCGAACCTGGCGCCCACAGAAAGCACGGTGGCCTAACCAATGTTCACCCAAACCCAACAAGGAGCTACCCATGTCTGCCCTATCCCTGATGGCTGCGTCCGAATTTGCACACGTGCACGCATCCCACGAACACGACCCAATTAAGTTCGGCTATGACGTTGCCCTTGCGTACTTGGCCTGCTTCGAAACCTGGGCCAAGCAAGGCGACAAAGAGGCTACTGCTGCGGCGTTAGCTTCGTTATCAGTTCCGAGCGAAGTATGGAAATTGCTTGCGCAACTTTCCGAGCACTTTCCTCGTTCGACAACGGTGCGTGCGTGCCCATTGCCGACGGGTGGTACTGAATGATGAGTTTGATCAGGTCTGTTGCCAAGGTGGCGGCATTGACTTCTTGCATGAGGTTTCCTTTCGGTTGCGTGTGTGAGAACTCGCAGTTTAGACCGACTGGAAACCTCACCCCCACACCGGCCTAGACCATGCCAGCCGA